CGGAAACCTAGGACTGGAGCAAGTTCTGCTATGCCAAGCAAAAAGCCCCCTGCCCTCAAGAAGATCCGCAAGGTGATGAGTGAGTATGGCAAGGGCAAGCTGCGTTCAGGCAGCAAGAAAGGCCCTGCGGTGAAGAGCCGCAAACAAGCCCTCGCCATCGCCCTTTCGGAGGCTGGCGTGGCACGTAAACGTCGCCGGAGCAAGTAATGGCTAAGCGTGGTCTTTATGCCAACATCGCGGCCAAGCGCAAGCGCATCAAAGCGGGCAGTGGCGAGCGCATGAGGAAGCCCGGCAGTGCTGGCGCACCAACTGCGGAGGCTTTCCGGCGTTCCGCGAAGACTGCCAAGAAAGCCGGCAAGAAGAAGTGATTGAGTATCGCGGCGAGAAGTTTGCCGGCTACAACAAACCGAAGCGCACTCCAAACCACCCGAACAAGTCCCACGCGGTCTTGGCGAAGGAAGGCGCCCAGGTAAAACTCATCCGCTTCGGCCAACAGGGCGTGGCTGGATCACCCAAACGGACTGGAGAAAGCGGGGCGAATCGTAAACGCCGCGAGGCATTTAAGGCCCGCCACGCAAGGAACATTGCCAAGGGCAAGATGAGTGCTGCCTACTGGGCAAACCGCGAAAAGTGGTGACCTAAACCCAGCCCCCACCAGCAATCTCAGGGGTAACCTAGGGTACTAAAGTAAAGCGCTGGGACACCTGTGGTCGATTACAGCACGTATCCCGGCCGCGATTTTACGCGCAGCACAGGCACCGCGATTGAGGGTCCAAGCAACGACCCAAGCGAACTAACCAACGCGGTCTACGCGATGATCCCGCGCTGGGACCCCATCGACATTTGCATGGGCGGCACCCGCACATTGCGCGACCAATGCGAGCGTCTGATCCCCCGCGAACCCCGCGAGGACGCGGAAGCCTACGGACGCCGCATTTTCCATGCCACGTTACCGCCCTTCCTCCAGCGCCTCGCCTCCCAAGCAGCCGGCCTAATCCTCCGCAAGGGCATCCAACTGGATGGCGACGACTATTGGCAGGAGTGGAGCAGGAATGTTTCAGGCGATGGCACGACGCTGAACAGCTTTGCCCGCCGCCTACTAGAAGTTGCAATTCTTTACGGTCACTGCAGTGCACTCGTTGATTTCCCTTCAGGAAATCTGCCTCGCACTCTTGCCGAGGAGCGTGCTGATGGTGGCCGCCAACCGTACTTGATCCTTGTCAGCCCCAAGCAAATTTTGGGCTGGCGCACTAATGATCAACGTCCGCAGAGTGAATTAACACAAGTCCGTATCCGCGAGTTCGTTGCATTACCGAAGGGTGATTTTGGCGAGGACATCGAGGAGCAAATCCGCGTGCTGTACCCCGGCCGTTACGAAGTGTGGCGCCGTAATACTGCATCAGCGGGTGCATGGAACATTTTTGAGCGTGGTGACACGTCACTGGACACGATCCCCCTGGTTTCGGTTTATAGCAACCGTGTGGGCAATTTGCTGAGCAGCCCACCCCTTTTGGAGGTGGCGTACCTGAATATCAGCTATGCGCAGCGCTTCTGCGACTACATGCACGCGATCCACACGGGTTCAATGCCGATCTTGACGATGCGCGGCTTCGACCCCGACGGCGACACACCAGTCGGCATCTCAGTAAATACCGCGGTGCTGCTTCCGCCCGATGGCGGCTGCGAGTATGTCCAACCCACCAGCGATGCGTTTGAGAGCCAGCTGAAGTGCCTCGAAGCACTGGAGGACCAGATCAGCCGCCTAGGCATCAACACACTGACCCAACAAAACGTCACCAATGCCGCCGCGGAATCCAAGCGCCTGGATCGCATTGATAGCGACTCAATCATGGCGTTGATTGCGGGCGACCTCCAGCGTGCCCTGGAAGAAATGCTCCGCATTGCGGGCGAGTATGCGGGCGTGGAACCCCCCAAGGTGATCATCGAGCAGGACTACGAGAACCGCCTGATCGACGGCAACCAGATCACGGCGTACCTACAGCTCTACATGCAGAACGCGATCAGCCAAGAAACGCTGCTCCGCATCTTGCAGCAGGGCGAGGTCCTCCCACCCGAACTCGACATCGAAACCGAGCTGGAGCGTACAGAGGAAGACCAGGAGGAGGCTTTAGCAATGGAGCGTCTCAATGCTGCGGGCGGTCCCGACTTTGCATTTCAAGAAAACGAAAGCTCTACCGGCCCCCGCAACGCCGGACAAGGCGAGTCATTGAACTCGCAAACTCTTGCCACGCCATTGCGTCCCGGTAAGGATGAATGACTTCAGAGGAGTACATCCGAGCGCTCGCTTTAGCGGTCACCCGACTGGAGGACGAAACCGACCGCGATGCCAAGAGCGCACTATTTGAGCTTGCCCTGCGCGTCCGCGCCCTAATCGCCACCCTCCCCGAGGGTCAACTGGAACGCCAGATTGTATATCCCAAACTCCGCGAACGATTTGCCACCGAACTCCAGAACACATCCAACCGCATCTTCGCCATCCTCCGCTCGCGGCTGGTGCAGGCCGAGGTAGCTGCCACCACTACCGCTGCAAACTTATTTGACCTCTCGGCGCTGGCACCCCGCGACTTGGGCGACATCTTGCGCGAGACCCGCATCCAGACACAGACACTACTGACGTTATTCAGCCCCAGTCCTGGCGGCGGCTTATCACCATTCGGTCGGCAGTTACTGCGTTTACTGGATCGTTCAGTGCAATCCCGTTTCATGCAGAACATAACCACTGCCGATATTGCAGACGTGGTGATTGGTGTCCGATTCCGCAAGGGTGAGCAACTACCAGTGGTAGGCAAGGGCACGGTGGCTAATGCGTGGCGGTTCCGCCTGAAGGGTCTGATGGCTGCTGCTTTCTGGGCTATGGCCTACAACGCCCAGCAACGTGCCGCCCCTGCTTCTACCCGCCCCATTTCACGCTGGCGCTGGAACGCCGTCCTCGACCCCAAGACCTGCCCCGTGTGCCGCCCCCTCGACGGCAAAGAAGCTGGAACACCTGAAGCCTTCCCCAAGGGTCCGCCGCCACTCCACCCATTTTGCAGGTGCGTCCTGATCCCCATTTACACCTAGAGTATTACAAACCTGTGGAGATTTAATGGTCTGCTGGATCCCCGGCCCCTGGGTAAAACGCCGCCCTTCTACTACAAAAACCTCCCATGAATCCCAAGCAAGCACAAGTGTTGCTGGAAGCAATCCGCCGCCAAAGCGCCGCCGGACAACCCCTAAGCCCCAAACTCCAGCAACTCCAAGCGCAACTGGAACAAATAGTCCCGACCCCCTCACCTAGTACACCGGAGGGGTAACCTAGAGTGGTACAAAGTACCAATCTCCCCGCATGACTGAGCAAGTCATGGGTGCTCCTTCCGTGGAGGAGCGCGTTGAGCCGGTGGCTCAGCAACCCAGCCCCGAACCCACCAATTCAGAAGATCTTTCTGCTCTCCGCACGAAGCTGGATCTTGTCCAACAGGACAACCTAGCTAAGGGCGAGGCCAACCGAAAGCTCAACGAGCGACTCGGCGAACTGGAGCGAAGACTGAAGGATTCGGAAGTTCAGCTCAAGTCCAACAAGCAACAGAAACTCGCCGACTCCGGTGAGTTCAAGAAGTTGTGGGAGGAGGCAAATGCCGACAATGCGCGTTTGCAGCAACGGATAGCAGAGCTTGAAGTCGCGCTTCAGGCCAAGGACAGCGAAGCCGCCCACGAGCGGTTACGCGCCACTGCTCTACAGCAGATCAGCCATGCCTCTGCGCTGGCCCCCGAACAACTGCTGGGTCTATTGCAACCGCAACTACGCAACAGCGACGGCGTCCCCGTCGTCATCGTCAACGGCATCGAACAGCCCCTTGCCGCTTACCTAGCCAACCTGAAGAATCCCGGCTCCGGCTGGGACCACCACTTCGCCCCATCCGGGGCCCGCGGCATGGGTAGCGCCCCCACATCCAACGTTCCACCCGGCATGGCCAACCCATACCGAAAGGACACGTACAACTTCACGGACATCCTGCGGCTGGAGAAGGACAACCCTGAGCTGGCGAAGCTCCTCAAAGCCGAAGCCACTCGCGGGTAACCACCGGCAACCCCGCTATTTGAACTAATGACCGCCACCCTTCAGAACTACGACGGGACATTTCTGACCAACTTGGTCACCCGTCCCGAGTTCCTTGCTTACCTGAGCGAGGAAATTGTGCAGCGTTCTGCCTTCGTGCAGAGCGGTGTACTGACCCGCAACGCAGCCCTCGACTGTCGTGCTGGTGGCACTCGCGTGCGCGTGCCTTATTTCCAGCCGATCAACCCCACCGAGGAAATCATCCAGTCCAACGACGACTGGGGCACCAGCGAGGGCGGCTACCTGAGCCCTCAGGCCATCACTGCTTCCGAGCAAGTGATGACCATTTTGCACCGCGGCTTTGCGTATGCCGTGGATGATCTCAGCAAACTGGGCACTGGCGCTGATCCAATGGCTGC